TTCTTTGTGATGTAACTTCCGTCAATATATATTACCTTACCACTTGAAGCAGGAATTCCTGTTGTTTGAGGATTACCATCTTTATCTCTATAATGCCATGCATAAGTACCAGTATATCCTTCATCTGTAACTGCTCCCCAACTTGAGCCATTAAATTTCATCAATGTAACACTTTTATCGCTTGAATTAATCTTATAATAATAATCATCTTTAGCGGCTCCACTAGGATTTGCAGTTAAAAACCTGTCTGATTTTAATTCATCAATTTCTTCTCCACTTCTAAATACTCTAACATATAAAACACCAACACCTTGCTTGTTTATAATTTGATTTCCAAACGAACTAAATACTTCTACTTGAATAGGGTCAGTTTTATCAATTAATGAATAATATTGAATATAACTCTTGCCACCATATGTCGCAGTACATCTAAAAGATGCATATCCCTCTACAGTACTTCCTTGTACTGTAAGCGTTTTAGTCGTAGCACCTGAGATATTGGTATAATTTCCATTTGTATATTTTGCCCATACCCAACTTGTTACACTTGTAGTTTTGTCTACTGCTCCGTCAGTTAATGCGCCAACAATAGTCAAACTTCCTTCTTGATTAACAAATACATTTCCTTGAGGAGTAGAAAGCTGAAGAATAACTGCATTTTGACCATTAGTAGCAGCTGTACTTCTTGTCCATCTATATTCTTGAATTATAGATTGTCCTTCACAAGAAAATGTTAATGAAATTGTTCCACTGGCAGCAGACACAGCTGTATTAGGATCAACAGAATATACAATAGAACCGCTCGATTTAGCTGTTGCTGGGGTTACTGTTGCGCTAACAGTACCAAATAATTTTGCAGGAGTAGCCACAGTACCAGCAACTCTTTCTGTTCCTTTAAAACAATCAAAAGGAATAGTAATAGTCAATGCTATTGCAGTTTTATTCGCACTTGTACAAGGAATAACATCTGCCTGATTACCAAGCACAATATTAATTGCTCCTTCACCATCTTCACCTTTATCACCTTGTTTACCTTTTTCGCCATCTGTTGTAATAACAATTGTTTGTGAATCAAGTTTCTTCGTTGTGCCACCAGCTTCATAAAGTTCAACAGTAATATATCCATTAGCCACACCACCGCTTAACATAGTGCTATTGATTTCATGAGAAGTCTCATTTGCAGTAGAAGTATCAGTTTCATTACCATATAAAACCTTAAATCTACCAGCGTAAGCTGTTCTGTCCGCTCCACCAGTTTTCTTATAGGCATAAGCAGTTACAGTTGAAGGTGAAAATGTATTTGCGCTTGCTGCTTTATTAACAGCTAATGCACTGCAATCCAGAGAATATACAACAGCATCTTTACCATCTGCACCAACCTTCATCTTAATTAAAGAGAATGTTTTAACAATTTGTGTTTCACCACTCTTGGTACATGTAAAAGTAATAGAACCTGTATCACTATTTAATTCAGTAACCCTGACATAAGAATAGTTTGTTCCAGAAGTACTAGAAGCCACATAAGTTTTGCCATCAACAGACTTTTCATATTTAACATTGTTTGCATTAGATGGAGCAATATTAATAGCCCATGAAGAAGTCTCAACATTACCACCTCTATAAATTATAATTTGTGATTTGGCATCCTCAAAAGCACCACTAACAGGAGTACCAGCACTATTACAAGCAATCATTTGGTCTTCATTTGAAAGAACAGCTGCAACAGTAGCCTTACCAGCCACACCATCTCTTAACTTAACAATTGTATGTAAGTCATAAACAGTGTTATCACTAGTTATTACTTTTATTGTAACTCTATCATTAGTAAACACATTATCAGTAGCTTTAACCGTTAAAGTGGAAGATGAGGAAGAATTGGGATAAGTTGTCCATGTTTCTGGGTCATCAGCTGATTTATATTTCCACCCTGTCACAGAAATAGGCGAACCATTATTAGAACCAGTACAAGTAGCCGTTAATACAATTGAATTAGAACCAACTAATTGCTGACTTGTATTATATTTAAAAATGCTATCACCTGTAATTGTACAGTCCTTAACAGTAGAAGGTTGTCTAATCAGATTAAATGTAATTTGACCTTTTGCTGTTAAAGGTTTATTAGAATCAGGTTCAATATACGTTACAGTAACAGTGTATGTAATCATTGTAGAAGTTGGTGTAAACTTATTTTGTGCTACAGTTAAAACACCACCTGATACAGTTTCGCCAGTTGTTAAATCAGTTTCTCCAGAAATTCCTTCTTGTCTTTTCCAAGTAATACTTACTCCACTAGAACTAGCATTTAAAGAAGCTCCTGCATAATAAATTGTAGGAGTAAGTACCAAATTATTATTTGCCCAGTTAGGTGTATAACTATTTTGATCTGGGCTGTAAATTACTGATAGAGGTAAATTAGAAGTAGGATATACTGACAACTCACCTATATCTGTAATATCTGTAATGGTTATAGAACCATAAGAAACATTCGTACTCATATATTTTATTCCTCCTATATAAATAATTAAAATTCAACGCTACAACAAAACCTAGCGCTTCTAGTTACATCAGCAGAAGAAATAACTATAGAATTGCCCGATAATTCTCTACTCCATGATGTATCTAAATTTCCTTCACCGTCATATTTTGTCCAAATAAATTTTTTGACTTTATCTGTAATATCATTATTTCCTTTAAAAACTGTAGCAGTTAATATTGTATTTACACCTTTGTTTTTAAATACAATTCCTCTTGAAGATTCCACTCTTATTTCTATTGGTAAAGCATCATCTACAGTCTTATCCACGAAATCAATCAACCCAAGAGTATTACCTTGTAAATCTTCAATTGATACAGTTGTACCTCTAATAACTACATTTCCGTTACCATCGACATAAAGATATTTAACAGTACCATCTTCAGGTGTTGTTTTTTGAATTGTAAAGATATCATTGCCTTCATAAGCGTCTGTTGTATCAATTACAAATCCATTTTCATCCATTCTTAAACTGCCATTCTCAGAGAATATTCTAAGGTTGTTACCCAAAATTAACTTACCAACAATTGTTGAAGCAATAACACCATAATCTTCAACTTCTTGTCCTGTGTCTGGGTCAATATAAGTGAATCTTCCAAGCCCTGCTTGCACCGTTTCCCAATTATCATTTGTATAATAAATACCTTTGTTTAATAATTTAATTTGTTCTCTACTAAATTCACCATCAAAATCATCAACTCCACGCAATAAAGCACCTTGGGAGTCAATAACAAAAGTTTGACGATTTACATTATTAATTATTTTATTCTGATCTAAGACTAAGCCATTTTTCTTAGTTTCATTAATTGTTATATTAGCAGTATTACCTTTTTCAGCCTGACGAGTAACCGCATCATAAGTTGTAGCCATAGACCTAGCTTTTGATAAAACACTAGCTACATCAGAAATTGTATTTCCTTTATAAATAACGTCAGAAAATTCAACATTTAAATTTTCAGGAGAGTCATAATCAATCTCCCAATTAGTCATTCTCAATTTATAAATTTTATTATCAACTTCCATGCGAATCCAATTACCAGATACAAACATCTCTAATAATTCAAATTCATTTAATTGCATAACATTGCTATTCATTCTAAATTCTGGAAGAAGCATAAAATTATAAAGTGGAGCAGAAATAGAATGTTGAACAGTAGACGCTTTTATTATTTCTTCTTTTGCCCTCTCATAAAATTTACGAGCATTATCTACTACCTCTGCATCATTCATATTATCAGATATAAAATTTGAATTAGAGTATTCATTTTCTCTTCTGTACAAAGAAAGTTCCGTATATAAATCACCAAAATAAGTTTTCATATCAAGCAAAGATTGAATACGACTTCTTTCTTCTTCCATAATATTAATGAGAGTATTAACTACGGCTAATTCATTTTCTCTAACCGCTTCTTCTTCCATGATATAGGATTGTTTTTGATAATATGGATAATAAAAATCATTATAATATTCACTTGAAGGCTGTGCCTGATTTGCATCAATTAAAATGTCAAGAACAGCTGTACATAAAGATTCTAATAAACTCAATGAATCGAGAGAATATAACTTTAATTTATCTTTAAAATCTTGCACAGTATGGTCTTTAGTTAAATCCCATTGTAAAAAGCTCACATCCCCTATATCTTGAGTTTTTCTTTCTTGCATTGTCTTTTCTATTTTTTGCTTAAAGAATTCTCCACCGTCTTTATTAAACACAATACCATCAGGATATATTTCAGAGACACTTATTTCTGCCATATCTTCTGAATTGGTATATGACTCTATATGAATAATACCATTCCAATATGGACTGGTATAAGAAGAATTATCTAAACGGATTTTATATCGTGCCACATCAAGAAATACTTTAGCATATGATTCAACAGCATTATTTGCAGCTGTTAAAGAAACTACCGCAGGATTCAATGTACCAATAGGAGATATATTATCCATAATATGATTCAATTGTTCTTGTGCTGTTGTTTCTACAATTTCTTCAGAACCGGGCATCATAGTTGTGTTTAATAAATCTTTAAAATTCAATGCCAAGTAATAACTCTCTGTAAATTCTGAATATCCAATATTAGGATTGGGTATTTCTTTTAATTCTGTATCTTGAGGTAATATTAATTTATATTTCCCTACTAAAGTGTTATATGAATCAATATTACTAGATGGGAGAGTAATTTCCTGTGTACTTGAATATTGATTATATAATGTTTCATATTCATTTAATTTTTGAACTAGTTCATCTGTCATATCTTCTTTCATGTCGTCAGGAAAATAAAACAAATAATCTGAACCATTTGGATTACAGTTTCTAACAGCTGCATCCATATATTCATCACCAGTTCTTAATTTAAAAAAATTTTTAACAGAATCTGTATTAGAAGTATAGGAGATAGAGTCCGCTATATTTTCTACATTAATAAATATTCCGCTATCATCACCAAAACCAGAATGAATATTAGTGCTTCCACAATGAGAACAATGTCCATCTGTGTATGTTCCTCTCTCTCCACAATCCATACAATAATCCATTAAATCATACGCAGAAATTGTTCTATGATATTCATTATCCTCAGTTTCGTATTCTCCAAAAACAAACAAACAACCAATTTCTTGTGCTACATTTTGTCTTAAAGCATCAGCGATAGACACGCCATTAAATGAAAATTCTCGTTGCACATTTTTTAATGTATCATCAACATGATAAATTTCATAATAAGATGCTTTATCTGCTAATATTCTATGAAGCAAAGAAGCTTTAGGATGTTCTGGATTATAAAATACTGTGCCATATTCTTTACCATCAATAGTTATTAATTCATAATCATCCCTATCAATATCATCTGGAGTATTAATCTCTACTTCATATAACATTAATTGCCCTAATTCTGCTTCATTAGCATGAACACCAGTAATATGTTTGATTGTTTCGTTATCCTCATCTATATTTACTGTTATTTCATACCATCTATATTTCATATCTCTAACAGTTGGAAGATATATAAATTTAAAATCTTTTATCTGTTCCCAATAAGAATTAATTTTTCCATTAACTTCTTTATGAACATCAAAACTAATTTCAGCAGTATCATTCAAAGGGTGATTACAGATTAAATTATCAATATTTTCAATTACTCCTATTTTATGCCCCGATCTAGTAGACAGCACTACAATAGGTTGTATTATTTCACCATTAATGTCTGTTTCAATTATTCCTTTATATTTCATATTTATCATGAGAATGTCACCTTCCTTATAGGGTTATAACTAATGGTACATTCACAATCTAAATTACTTGAAAACCGATTAATATTATTACCATATACGTTATAAATACGTGGAAATACCCAATTAAAACAATCCATAACTTTATGAGAACTATCAGACGATTTAATCTGAAGAGTATTTGAAAATGTTATAACCTCATCTGCTTTACATCCTGTAATAATCGTTCGTATTTCTTCTTCATTAAAAGTATTTATTAATTCTAAATCTCCATCTTCTTTTAAAGTAATTTCAACCGATGGAACAATACTACCTTCATCAGAAGAGGAGTCTATAATATAAATAACATTATCTTGATTAAGATTTTCTTCTGTAAAAACTTCTTTCTCTCCCAGTGCAAAAGGACGATTACTTATAAAATGTAAATTAACACCAATTACTTTTTCTCCCAGTTTAACCCAGTCCATATTAAAAGAGCCTTCCCAGAATATATTTACATATTCCGCATCTTGAAGAATTTTAAATTTATGAGCAGTAGGTCTATTAAGCCAATATTGCAAACTTTCTAATTGAGCTACCGTAAGAAAATAATCTTCAACGTCACTGCTACAAATATTTCTACCAATTGAAAAATCTATTTCAAGCCTATCTTCATATATACTATAAACAAAAGGTTGATATTTGCCATTAAACAAACTGATTGACTCAAAATTCCTTTGAGAATCAGTTGTTATTTCATCATCTTGCATTCCATCAAAACTTATAACCATCATTCCCTTGCTGCTTAAAGATATTCCATCATATTCAAAATCAACAAATTGCATTTTGACTCCTCCTTTCATAATATTTAATAAAATAAAAAGTCTCTTAGTTCTTTTGACGGAACTAAGAGAGCATATCCTTTTTATCCTTTTTTATCTAATTGCATAGTTATATTTTCTAAAACTATTATGACCATTAGCTTGACCTAATGTAACTTCCTGAATCCATTTCTCTAATTTCTTATTGTTCATAAGTTCGTTTGCAAACTTGTTAGCATCCTGTACCCCATTAGCAATAAACTGCATATTAATAGTAGGAGAGGAATTATTATTTCCAGTAGATTGAACAACCTTAACATCTGGCATTGTATATTGTTTCAGATATTTGGCTGGATTAGTTAAAGCTTGATACATATTTTTCATTGCACTATTAGGAATCACAGAATCACCTTTACTCAAAGGAGTGAGAATAGCACCATCAGATTTCCTAATAATAGCTTCAGATTTATAACCTTCATTAGTCCATGCCAATTCATCTTTATTGATAGATGCAACGCCTTTTTTGTGACCAGCAAGTTTAGCTTTAACAGTTTTATTCTTATCATCTGCAACAGCTTTAGCGTATTTCCAGCCTTTGGTTAAAAATGCACCATCTTTATCAAATAAATATTTATTGCCATTTATGGTTTGTTTACCAGTTAAGATATGACCATCAGTTTTGCTAACATAATATTTCTTTTTATTAACTGTAATCCATCCAGCCTTATTATATAAAACACCATTTGTTCCAAAATAAAAAATCTTACCACCAACTGTTTGGAATCCAGTTTGCATTTCACCGTTTGAATTAAAATAATATTTATTTTTATCAATAGTCTGCCAACCAGTTACTCTAGCTCCACCAGATGCTAAATAATATTTTTTATTATCAACAGTCTGCCATTGATTCCCTTGAACTTTTTTACCCTTATTAAATCTGTATATTTTATCTTCAGACTTAGCCCAACCAGTATAATTTGCGTTCAGTGAACCGTCACTATTAAAATATCCGATATGCTCTTTGCCATTAGCATCTGTATATTTTTGTATGTGCGTACCAGTCTCTGTAATCTTAGAAGCCATAAGTTTATTATTAGCTTCCGTTTCAGAATCCGCTTGAGCCTTGTTGTAATATTTTACAATAGCATCTACACCTTCAGCTATACTTGCGACTTTAGAGTTATCAAAAACACCATTAAAATAACTTACAAGATTATTCGACATTGAATCAAGAGTAGTTTTTAATGTATCAGAAATAGTATAACCATAAGAAGTCGCTGTAGATTCTATGGTATCCTTTATAATATCTCTGTTTTCATTAGAAGAAGTAATAACTTCTTTGACTATACCTTCAATATCTTTTAATTTTTCATTTAAGAAATCTTCAAAGCTTTCTTCAAATTTTGAAAGCATATCTTTGGTTTCAGATAAACGTCTATCTTCCTGAGTATCTTGAAGAGATTGTTTCTTCTCGTTTATTTGGTCTCTAAGTTTTTGACGTTTTGTAGCACCTTCTTCAGAAGTGTCATTTTGAATTGCTCTATATTGCTTCTCCAGTCTATTAATTTCTTTTTGCTGATCTGCAACTTTCTTAGCATAATCAATTTGGTCTTTCTGAGATTCTAACAATTCTTCATAATCATCAATTAATTTCTTGACGTAATCGATTTGTTTTTTGATGCCTTTTTCGGTAACATCCACCATAGAATCTTTCATCTTTTTTGCACCTGAAGCAGCATCTTGTTGAGCCTCTTTAAGGTCTTTTAATTTTTCAACCAGTGTTTGGTTATAAGGGTCTTTTGCTAATTGTTTTTGAGTAGTTTTTATTTCTTGCCCGTATCTTTGAACTTCTCTGGCATAGGTATCATATTCTTGAGCAAGAAGAGCAAAAGCGGTAATACCTTTATCTGTAATATTACCTTCTTCTGTAAAGAACTCGTCTTCATTAAGAAGGTCATATAAAAATTCAAGTTCGTTATTAACTCCACCAATAGCGTCATGAATCTTATCCCATCTATCCCAACTTAATTCTCTTATATTATTAGCATAAGTGATTAAGTTTTTATTAGCTTCAGCGATTGATTCACTAACTTCATTAATGGATTGCTGCATTTCATTCCAAGTTTCAGAACCTTTTTTAATCTTTCCAGATTTAACAGCGTTGTCTCTTAATTTTGTTAATTTATTATATTCATTCGTTAATTGAGCAAGTCGTACTTTTTCGCTATTAATTTCTTTACTTATAAATGTCTTAGCACCTAATTTACCAGCTTCTGTTAACTGGTCATTATAGGCTTCCATTAAATCTGTAGTGTGTTGAGTATTAGCTATTGCCTCTTCATAATAAGTTCGTTCATTATCAAAACGCTGTTTATATAATTCTCCTTCTTTTTGTTTAAGGTCTATAATAGCGTCTTTAGCCGCAAGAGCTTTCTCAAAATATTCTTTATATTTTGTTATTTTATCCCAAAGACTATCTGATGTATCTCCATTTTCTTTTGCCTTTTCTATAACATCTTCAATTCGAAAAGCGCCTGACTGTATCTTCTTTTTCCATGCTGCTGGTAAACCAATAGAATTAGCTTTTTTAATATATGTGGTATAAGCTTTTTCTTGGTCTTTAATCTCAGTAGCAACTTTTTTTAAATTAGAAGTAATTGCCTTATTACGATTAGTCCATTTTATATAAGTGTTACCAATAGTTTTATCAAGATTAGAAATTTGACGTTCAATACGAGCAATAAGAATTTCAACTTCATCTAATGTATTTTTAGTTTCTTTTGCATCATTAGAAGAAGAATTATTATTACCGCCAGACCTGCCTGAACGACCACTTGAACCAGAACGACCTGAACCACTTGAACCGCTTGAAGTTTTTTTTGAACCTCCCATCCCAGAAGATGAGTTACTTGGCTTAATTGCTCCCGAAGAAGTACCATGAGAATAAGCAGTACCATTAGCAAATCCAACTAAATGCCCACGACCTTTATTAGAAGTGACATAACCATTTTCTAGCAATTCTTTTGCCTGTTTATGGTTGAACACTATGTCTCCGCGCTTAAGATTAACGAATTCAGCGCCATCATCACCAACTGTAAACCAATTACCATCACGAACAACTATTTCAGTCCCTAATTCTCCTGTAAGGGCAGTTTGATTTTTAGGAAGTCCCCATTTACCACCAGCATAAGCATGATTAGAAACAACAGAGCCTCTAGAAAATGCAGTGCCATTAACATGAGCTGTACCATTTGCAAAATGAACACTCTTACCATTTAATTCATTTATTTTATTAATAGCTCCTTGAATTTTTTCTTTTAAAGATGATAAACCGTTTGAAGTTGCATTAACAATTACATCAACAGTTTTACCTTTAATAGAAGATATAGTAGATTTCATTGATTCAGCAACACTTATAACTCCATCAAGTCCAGTAAGGGTTACATTCGGAGTGGCATTATAATCATCTAATTCCTCTAAAGCCACAAAACTATCATTTTGTTTTTGGAAAAATGTATTATTGTTTAACCCAGCCTTTGGTTCAGCTTCTGTTTTATTTAATTCGTCAACTGCTTGGTCAACATGTTTTTTCCCTTCATCAAAAACACTTGTATCCATTACACCAGAAACACTATACTTAATTTCTTCTATTTTAGTATTTGTAACTGTAGTACCTTTTTGAGGAGTAGAAGGTTGAGGGGCTTCAACTTTTGGGGTATCACCGCTTGTTTTTACATTTATATGAAGCTCTCCCTTTTTGGCTAATTCTAGTAATTCTTCACCAGTTGCATCTGGTTCAAGTCCCCATTTTTGTTTAACTTCTTCAGGTAAACTAGCAATTGTGTTTAAATCTTCTTTAAATTCTTCATCTGCGTCCCAGTTGAATTCTATATCTTTATGCTGAGCAGCATAATCCAATTTAGTATTAATATCATCAACAATTTGTTCAGCTGCCATAAGCTGATCAACAGTAACTGTTTCTCCTATATTACTGTCATTTAAGATATTAATTCTATATTGTAATTGTGCTAATAATTGATCCAGATATTGAACTTGCGTATCATCAACATTAGGTTTTATTTCTTTTAAGGTCTCCATTTTGCTCTGTAAATAATCAACATCATTTAAGAGCATTGGGTCAATAGTAAACTGGTCTGAAAATTCTGTTTTTCCTGATTCTTTGGAAATATTCAATAATGTATTTGATATTTCATTTATACTTTTTTTTGATTTTTCTAATTCTTTAGAATCAAGAAGTTTTATATCAAATACTTTTCCTTCAACAAATTCTCTCTTCTTTGCAACCAAGAAATTCATTATATCTGCAATCTGTTGAAGTTTTTCAGTTTTTACTTTAGGGTCTATACTGGTATCTTCTGTAAGAGTTTGTTGATATTGCATGAGCTTTTGCATTGCATCGTCAACTTCACTTTCACTTTGAGGGTCTATATTTATTTTTAATTTAGTGCCAGTAGCTTCCTCTAAAGCTTTTTTAGCAGAATTAGCTTTTTCTTCTAATTGTTCTAAAGAGAATAAAGGTTGGTCTAAATGAATTTCAAATCCTGCATCAGCTGCTGCTCTTAATATAGAATGAACACTTTCAATATCCATGCCAAGCATATCAGCTATTTGATAATCACCGTTCTGAGTAAAATCAAACCATCCCTCTTCAAGATTAACAAATTCTTTACCAACTTCTTTTTGTTTATTTTCAATAGCTTCAAAGAAATTCCAAACACCTTGAGAAGTAGATTTACCATTCGCATCAACAGTAAAAAAGTCTGCTATAGAATATCCACCAGTACCTTCAATGTCTTTTGTTACTTCATCAAATTTTTCTTTTACCTCTTCAGCAGAAGAAGTCCAAGCATCAAATGAATCATCATTTTCATCATTAAAAATTAAATCAAGCCAACTTCTAGTTTTCTCTCCAGCCCAACCTCTTTCAAGTTCATCTTTAACAGCGTCATATCCACTATAGACACTGTTATACATTTCACGCTCACCTTCACTACTTTGTTTAGCAAGCCATGTTTGATAAGCTGAATTAGCATTGTTAAATGTCATAAGCTGCTCATTTAATTTATCTATATTGTCTTGAATAGCTTGTCTTTGTTGTACAAAACCAGAAGTGTCTTCACCTGCTTCTTTAGCTCTATTATATCCTTCTTGAAGTTTGTCTAATGCTTGATATTGTTCATATACAGCAGAAGCATAATCAGCACTTACTAAAGCTTCCTGTTGTTGTCTTAATAAATAAGCCCCCTCAGTATTTAAATGATAACCATTTGCAGTTTTTTCAAGCACAGAATCCAAATTATCACCAAAAGCATTCCTTAATTCAGTTAATGTTTGTTCGGTTATTCCTGTGCCTTTTGCAGATTCAGATAGAGCAGTGTTTAACGAATTTAAACTTGTAACAGCTTCTTCAACAGAAGATGAAAAAACATTATAAGAATCAGATGCTGTATATGCAATATCAGATGCATCACCATGAACTATACCAGCAGTTACTAATGCATTAATCATTTCATCTGCATCGGCTGTAGTCCATCCCATTTCTTTCATTAAAATATCTAAAGCATCTGCGTATTTACCACTTGCGTAAGTATTATTATCAAGAGTTGCTTTAATATCTACTTTATCTGGATTAAGTTTATATAATTTTTCAGCTGCTTTATACGCTTTCTTCTGTTCTTTAGTTAAATTGCTTTGAGCTTTGGCATTATCTTTAAGAGTCTTTTTATCAGTTCCTTCAAATAATCCTTCTTGTTCTTTAGGTTGAGGTATATTTTTAAATAATTCTACAGTATCTCTAAATCTATTTTTAGTGTCTATTAAAGAAGTATCTATTTTATCAAATAGAAGAGTAAACTGTTCATTTCCTCCAATTTTCAAGAAGTCATTTTTAGCTTGATTTGCTTCATCAAAAACTTTACGAGCTTCATTAATCTTTTGAGTATCGCCTGAAATATAAGCATCTTCAAGATTAGAAACAGAAGATTGATAATTTTTATAAATATCATAACCTTTAGTATCATTACCAGCCAAATCTAATTCTAAACCCTTAAGAGCTGTTGCTTCATATTTATCAACAACTTCATAGGCTTTACCAATCTGTTCCTCTATTTTTGCAATTTGCTTATTGAGTACTTCAAGAGTATCTTTATCTCTATATTCTGCTTTTAATTCTTCAAGAGCCTTTTTTGTCTTTTCTAAGGCATTAACACCATCAAAAGCAGTCCCTTTTATAGAAGCATTAAAAGTACCCATTCCAGCAGCTTGAATTTGAAACCCATTTTTTAATAATTCATCTGTTATTGCTTTATCTAAATTTGCATTTCCAGTATTATTTAAACCAATATTATAAGACCTATTATTTTTATTATATTCTTGTTCAGCAACTTGGAAACCTTCATAATCTTTAAAATATTGGTCTTGTGCTTCTTTCTGACTAATTGAATTTAATAATCCAACTTGTTCTTCAAGTTTACCATTAATCAAATCAACGCCTTGAGCCGCTATGCCATACTGCTCTGTAATTGACTTTTGAATATCTAATATTTGTTGTTTGACATTTATTGTTTCTTGTTCAGATAAGTCTCCAGAATCTAATTGTGCTTTTAATTGTTTATAAGATTCTATTTGTTGAGATGTGGCTTCTTGTTGAGTTTTAATATTTTCAGCTGTTGCTTTCGCATCTGCAAATACAGATTCTCTATGCGCATCAATTCTATTTTTTACCCATAAAAAAGCAACTCCAGCACCAATCAACAAGGATGGAATTATACCAATAGCACCAACTAATCCAGAAATAGCACCACCAACTTTTCCTATACCAGCAACAAATTTACCACCAATAGCAGCTCCTAATTGTCCGAAACCACCAGCAGCCGATGCGGCTTCACTTCCAGCTTCAGCTAAATTAGCCGCTGTTTTTTCAGCGGACGCTGCTGCTCCTTCTATATCAGCGGCAGTAGAACCTTTTTCAGCAGCTGTTTCAGCAATTTCTGCTCCAGTTAATTCAAGAGTTGAAGCAGTTTCTCCTTCATTCGCTACTGTTTTTCCAGCAGATGCAGCAGTCCCTTCTATATTTGCTTCGGTTTCAGCTTTGGTTGAAGCAGCTTTAGCTGTATTAATAGCAACACTAGCTTCTTGTACGGCATTCAAACCTTCTTGGGTTTCTTTCATTGCTTTAGCTGCCTTTTGAGCTTCATTTAATTCATTTGCCCAATTTAAAAAGCTGCTAACAATTCCTTTCCCAGATTTTGCTCTAGTAATAATCTCTATATAAGGAAGTATTAATCCAAGAGTAGCAGGAAGTACTCCAACAGCATTCGCAAAATTAACAACTGCTTTCGCCGCATCAATAAAGAAATTAATAAATTCTCTATTTGTTGCATTTGCCCACATTTCTTGCCAAGCGTTGGTGAGTTGAGCAAGGTGACCTGATATACTTTGTACATATTTATCGTTTTCTCGCATAGCAGAACCATTAGCTTCTTGAGAAGATTGATAAGCGTCTCTAAGAAGTTGAGGATTCTGGAATATACTAGCTGCAATGTTCGCTCTGTTTTTCCCTGCTACAGATTCAAGCAGTAAATTTAAATTATTTCTACCAAATTGTTTATCTGTTTCTGCAATTTCATCATAAACATCAGCGATGCCTAACATGATTTCATAAGTTGATTTATAATTTCCATTTTCATCTAAAATATCAAATCCTTTAAATCCATTAGAAGCAACTGCTGTAGCTTCTTTAATTGTATCTCTAAGCTTAGACTGGGTAGTAATAACATTTTCAGTTTCCTCACCCATTTCTTCTAATTCTTCTTTAGCTGTTTTAGTCCCAGTAAGACGAAGCGCTATAGTACGCATACCAGCCCCTACTTTATTTGCATCTTGAACTACTGCGTTACCAGCTGTAATAAGAGCAAGCGCTTCATCCATATCGTTTCCAGCCGTTTGTAAGGCAGAAGCAGAAGATTGTAACGCTTCAGCTGCTTCTGAAGTTGAAATTGCGTAGTTATTCAATCTGTTACTTTCGGTTTACCAACCTACTGACTATAATTATTAAAAATTATAGCGATAAGGACGTTAATCCTTATTCTCACATTTCATTAAAATTAGATTATAGTGTGAGTTCGGACTGTATATTACATCCTTTATAAAGGATGAATAGCTTCAATATTATTGTTACCAATAATATCCCGCAGTCTCTACGGTTTCAATGTATTATATAAAATTTTTTTAATATCTTCATTAGTTAAATCAAACCTTAATCTTATTAAAGGTATGTTATGTTTTAAACAATATTCATCTTTAATAGAATCTCTTTCTTGAGTTTTTTTTAGTCCTTCTTCTCCACCAAAAAAATCTTTAGAAACAAAATGTTGTTGACCATCATATTCTATTAAATATAATATGTTCATATTATCATCGAAAATTGCAAAGTCGAATTTTAATTTATATTTATATTTACAATCCGAAAAAGAATATTGACGAATGTATATTATTCCCATTTTTTGCAAAAGTTTCTCAATATAATCTTCATGTGAAGATAATATTCTACACCCACAAGATGTAGTATGACCATTAATAACTTTTGCTGGTAAAATAGAAAAGATATTACCACATAAAGGGCATTCACATTTCCAAATCCATTGTCCAAAATCGTTCATATAATCCTGTTCAATGAATCTAATACCTGTATCAGAAATAAAATTAGACCAATCTTTTGTATTCGTCTCAGATATTCTTTCTTTCCAAAGACAACCACAAGACTGGGTATGTCCAGATTGTACATCATTTTTATTTAATATTACTATATTACCACAATCACAAACACATTTTACTTTTACTGGAGTTTCTTCCCATATTATCTCTTGCACAACAAGTCTGCCAAAACGTTGGTTAGTTATATCTCGTCCGTTCTTTTCTATCCAACGCATTTTTCTTGCACATCCGCAAGAATGGTATCTTTTGTTTTTTAAAGTGCTTGCTCCAATAGTAACAATTTTCCCACAATCACATTGACATTTACAATATTTTCGACTTTGACCTTTATCATCTTTTTTAAAAATTGTATCTATTACCGTTAGCATATCAAATTTTTGTCCGTCTAATATTATACGTCCCATTTTTCTCCTTTTATTTATTTTATTTATAATACATTGTCTTACCTCGGTCTTAACTATCTCTAGCCCTTAACCGATATAGCTATTTACTAATATAATATTTACTTATTATATCTGTATGTTACCATACATTTAGGCTATTTTCAAACCTACTTCATTTAATTTATCTATTATATTCATCTTAGATAAATCATCATAAGCAGCACCCATAGCGATTAAACTTTTAGTTGCTTCATCGATACTTTGGAATTCAGAAACATTCATAAGTACATTAGCCGTTTTAGCAGATTCAGCTGCTTGGTCTAATGTCTCACCCAAACGCATAAAATCAGCGGTACTGTTCTGAATTTGTAATGCACTAGTGCCAATTGCATCAGCAGTATCAAATGTAGTTTTTTGATATCTTTCCAATGATAATCTCGTTTCATCAGAAACTTTCATCATTTCTGTAAGCGCATCATCAAATTGATGAATTACTTCAAATCCTTGACGGAATTGATTAAAGATTTGATAGAAAGAAAATTTAGTAGCGAGAAAAGCAATACCTTCTCTCATTTTACCAACCATTTGTTCCCAAATGGAAGTGCTGCTGGCTTGAGCAGATTTAAATTTATTTAAATCAGCAGCCATCGAATTATAACTAGTTTTACTTACACTTGCTCCAGAATTTAAAATTTTAATATATTCTTCTAATTGTTCTCGTACATCACCTGTTAAATTAGGAGTTCTCTGTAGGAAAGATTCAATCCCAGATTTTAATTTTCCAATTTGCTCTTCTGAAGCATTTGCAATACCAGATGTTTTAATAGTCTGAGATAATGTAGTAATATTATCTTTTAATTCTTTTACTTTATCATTTGCTTTTGTAAGTTGTTCTGTAGTTGCATCATCAGAAGCTCTTAAAGTTTGTAATTCTTGAATTGCCGTTTTATATTCTCGAAGTTTACTTACAAGTTCTTGAACTTGTTCTTGCTGTTTAATAAAGCGCTCATCTTTTAAATCACCAGATTCTATTAAAGTGCCTCTTTTTCCTTCTCCATTACCTTCAAAAGCACCATATGTATCAATTGTCTTTTGAGTTTGTACTTCAAACAAACCTGATTTACCAAGATTTTTATCAATTTTTTCTTTTAAACTATCTAACTCTTTCTTTGCTTTTTCTGCGTCTTTGGCAAGATTTAAAGCGATGTTTTCTTCAGAAGTAGGAGAGGATATTTTTACTTTTAATTCATCAACCACTTTAGAAAGATTATTATATTCCGTAATTAAATTTTGAACCTTTTGAGGGTCTCCAATTAATTTACCTTCAGAATCAAAAGAAGAAGCCAATTCAGAATGAATGTCTCTCATTCTTCCAATCGAATCTATCATTTGCTCTATAGATTCAGTCATTGGTATATTAGCTTCAGCAAAAGGATTTAATAATTTTTCTGTATCAGTAGTAATTTTCTCTGAACTAGATAATTTAGCATATGCTTTTTCTAAAGTAGATGTTAATTTCTCAACTTCGACTTCAGCTTCTTTAGTATCTCTTAATAATTTAAATTCTTGAGAATCAGGACTTTCAATTAATAATTTTAATCTTTGAATTTTCTGAGTTAATTCATCATATCTTTCTAATAAAGATTGGATTTCAAGAGGGTCGGCAAAAGATTTTAAATTGCCAGCTTCATCAAATGAAACTTTTAATTTTGTTTTTATATTTGCTAATTCATCACCAAGATTTTTTAATTCTCTTAAATTACTAGTTGCTTTATATCCTTCACCATTTTTTGTAGATATACTTTCATATGTCTTTAAAAATTCATCTGGTAAATCTGTATTTTGAATAAAAGACTTACCATCTTTATTTTTTGTTGAAATTAATTTATTATATGCTTGTTCAGAATTTTTAATAGCGTTTTCTAAATCTTGAAAAGAAATTTGACCTTCAATAGCAGTTTGAGATATAGTATCAATATTCTGTTTTAATTCCTGTCCCCAATTATCTTCTGGAAACATATTATCAAATAAAGATAGTTGTCCTGTTTCATCTTCAATTAAATTTAATTTAGTTTCAACTTTTACTTCAAAATCATCAGATATTTGGTCTTCATAATATTGTCGTGCTTCTTGAGCCTGTTGAGCTATATTTTCATAATCGGGTTCGAAATCATACTGAGGACGTTGAGATTCTACATATTCTTGTTGCATATTTTCAATTGTAGAATCATAAATAATATCTTTTATTTCTTGTTGTCCTCTATCCCAAGCAGTATGTAATTCTTCCAATAATTCAACACTAGATTGTACTTCATCATCTAATTTATTAGATGCTAAAGAAACTCCTTTGGCTAATACAGGAAGAGGAGATATTTCCAAATATCTTTGCTCAATTAAATCATTGGGCATTGCTTCAAAATCAAAGTATCCTTTTCTATCTTTGGTTTTAGAATTATCTTCTTTAGATTTGGTTTCTTTTGTCGTTTTAGTTGTATTAGATACTTCTTTTACTTTTTCTAAAGCTTTTGCTTCTTGTTCAATTTTGGGCATAGAAGCAACAATAGATTGAAGAACATCTTTATTTGCTTCAACAAATTTTTTCTTAGCTTCGGCAGCTTCTTCTGCTGAACCAGCAATTAAATTAAAACCTTTTACTTCATTGCTCGCCTCATGAGCAGAATCAGCTTCGCCTTGAGCTACTTCATTTAAATCTGATTTTACTTCATCTTTATTTATTGATTTTATTGGTTTTTTTATTCTTACAGACGGTTTAGATTTAGATTTATTTTTTTCGGTATTATCTTTCTTTGTACTTTCTTCAGAAGGATTTTGAGAAGAAGGTTTTACATTTGATTGTGCCAAAGTCTGTTGTTGGTCTTCTAAAGCATTAGTCGCTTTTCTTGTTTTTTCTTCTAATTCTTCTTGCTCTTCAATAGCTTTTTTAACATTAGTTGTACCACCTGTTTGCGATTTTGATTGAGGCGTTTGCGATTTAGTTTCTCCAACATTTTTTTCTTGTTTTGAACTTACTTTATTAATAGCTTGTTCTACAACTTCTTCTATATTTTTTCCAGATGCAACAACTTTAATATTATCTAAAGGATTAAATATAACATTATTTCCATATTTTGTCTCAGATAAATTTACTCCTTGATATCCCATTTCTTTTAGAAATCTAGTTTTTATATCATCAGTCCCATTTTCTTTTTGGAACAAACGCATGTTAATTTTGTTAATTGTTCCATCTGCATTAATTCCGCTTTTTGAAACCAAATCAATCATTTCATTAATATATTCATAAAATTCATCAAAATCATTAAAATAAGTATCTAAATCTGGAAATAATTTTTGAGCAGTCGCATATAAACTTTCTTCATTTATATTTTCTAAATTATCATCAAATCCTTCAAAACCAGTCCCCATTGAAATACAGAATTGTTCCAAATGGTGTATAAAATCATAAAATTCTTTAGCTGTTTCTTCTGCGTGTGCTTCATAAATTTTTAATTCTGAAGTATCAATAGCATAATATTCATCTAAATTTTCATTTGATAAAACAGAATTAGAATATTCTTTTGACGATTTAGAAGTTAATAAACCTGTGCCTATATTATTTTGATTTTGTAATTCTGTGCCAAATATATTAGACAAAACCGTTTTATCACCATTAATCTGTCCCATATAATACATTAAGCTATCAGCATTTTTTGCAATATTGTCAGTAATAGTATTCTGGTCTTCTAATGATTTATTAGCATTATCGGTTTTTTTTCTAAGATTTTCTTCTGCTTGAGCTGTAGAATCTATATCATTACTAAAGTCAAAACCAAAAGCACTTTTTAACTCTTGTTGTAAATCAACTGGAATATTAGGTTTTGTTTGATTATTTGATTTAAGTTTATTAGAAGGGGTAGGCATTTTGTTAGAAGATACATCATCATTTACTATATTATTATTTTTATTTAATTCATTTATTTTTTTATCAAGTTCGTCTTTTTTTTTGTGATATTCTTTCAAATCTTCTTCACATTCATCTATACCTTTTTGATTTCTGACCATTGCAGCTTTTAGTGATTCGATGTAAATTTCATAAGTTTTATTATCAAATTCAGTTAATCCTTCATTTTGAGGGTTGAACTTATCTAATCTTGATTTAGCTACTTGATTTTTACCGTTTTTTGCTATATCAAATGCTTTATAATATTTTATCCATGCTTTTTCTTCTTCTTCTTTAGCTTGTTGAGCTCTTGATAATTGAACATACCATTCTGGAGAATATTTTTCTAAAGAATCCAGTTTATTCCATGATTCATCATCAGTCTTTTTTGTATTTACATAATTATCATGTTGCCTTTTCAAATTCTCATAATTATTTTTTTTTGATTCATCTTTAAAATTATTTTTTATAACTTTATTAATTGTTTCATTTCTTTTTTCAAGTTTAGCTTTTGTAGATTCTGTCAGTTCTTTTTCAGTTTGTAATAAATTACTTTCTTCTTGTAGCCTTTTTAAAATATCTTCTTCTGTTTCAATAGCATTATCAATTTCTTCTTTTGTTTGTTCCAAAGTAGGAGAAGATTGTTGCTCATTCTTTTGTTTACTATCTTTTAAATCTTTTTTTTCTATATTAGTAGTATTTGATTTTTTTTTATTAACATTTTTATTGGTGTTGTTAATTTCTTTTTTTACTTCATTAGCCGCTTCTTTAGCTTCATTCGCTAATTTTTCGGCTTTTTCAACTTTTTCATCTATTCCCTTAACATCAGATTGCACACTCAAAACAGTATCAGTAAGTTCTTGAGGTGTTGTTGGAGCTTTTTCTGCCTGAGCATTATGTATTTGACTTGCTGTTTTATTTATTTTTAACCCTTTTACTAAATCTGTAGTGTCTAAAGATTTATTTTTATATTTAGTATTATATAAAGTATCAAAGTCTTTTGACATTCCAATTACTTCTCGTTCCATCTTAGCAGACAAATCTGAATATTGAGTTCTAAATGCTTCTAATTCTTGATGATGCTGTTTTTGAAATTGTTCAAAAAATGTACGAAAAACTCCAGATTTACTAGTATCCATTTGGGCTAAATATTTACCTCTATTATAAAATCCCAAAAAATCTTTCAACTGACCTTCATCCGTTACATCCATATTTTCAATTGATTTTTGTAATAACGGCACTATATCTTTAGGTTTAATTTTATACTTAATATTTGCTCCATATTTTTTCTCTACATCTTTTAGAGTAAAAGCAGTTTCAACATCACTTGCATCTGCTTTACTTAAATCTTTTATCATTCTATCTTGTTCTTTTGTTGATAGCCCTTTAATACTTTTAACAAAATCAACTATATTGGTTAAATCATTTAAATAATCTTCAAATACTTTACTATTAGATAATAAAGGTATTATATCTTTATTTGCATATTTATCTAAAACTTCAAATTGATGACCAAAACCAGAAACTCTATTAGACCGTTGTTTTTCAGGAATCGTAGTATTTGACATAATTGAATCTACTTTAGGAATTAAAGAAGAAAAATCTGCTTTTTTAAATTTACTTTTCGATAATGTTTTATTAATACTATCAACAGTTTTTTGTACTGTTTGTTGAATCTGTTTATCATCAAAAAATTTATCTATGTTAATGGTACTTATTTCTTTTTTAAGAATTGATTTTACTTGACTGGCTGATTGTTTAATTTGCTCTTCATCTATCCCAACACTTAAACTAATTTTGCCATCAGTATTTACCCCCATCTCAATTCACCTCCTTGTTTATGAAAACTTTAAAATAGAATATGATTGCGATTTGGCTTTTGCTATACCTTTTGCTAATAATTTATTTTTAAAATTTTCAGAATATGCTTTCTTTTTTATTCTATTCATTCTTTCTGGCAATCCTTGTATTTCTCGCCAATGAGTATTTATACCATAACCTACCTTTTCTCGACCATGAATTCCTTTTACCCATACATCATTATAAATATCTTCTTCAGAATAAGTTCCTCTTTCATGATTAGTAAAAGCTGAATTAATAAAAATACCGCCTTCATAAGTGTTTCCTTTAATAGACATATATTTTTGATAAGAAAAATCTCCCATTTGTCCAGTTCTAATATATAAAGTTGGTTCATATTCTAAATAATATTCAGCCATTTCTCCAAAAGCAAATTTATCAAGTTGATTTTGTGCTTCTTCAATAATCGTCATAGCACATGTTTTAGTAAATTTTTCTATATCACTTATAATTGCCTTTTCATCCAAAACAACGTTAGGATTAATTTTTATTTTCACTTTTAATCACCTTCATCTTTCTTTAAACTATTGACTAATCCATTCCAATCGACTTCTTTACTAATCTGTTCAATTCCTCCTAAAAATTTATCAATTACACTATGAATCATAGGAGCATATTTAAGAACCTGATTAGAAATAAAAGCATGAGGTTCATAATAATTAGTCATCATATCATCACTCTTCATTTTTAATACACTATCTAAAGTAGTAATTAAATTTTCAGGCATTAATTGACAAATGGCTTCAATCAATCCTGCTTTAGAAAGAAGATTAAATTCTTCCATCCATTTATCAGAATGAACAGTAATATTGGTATATTGATTAAAAATAGTATAAATATACATTATATATTTTTTACAAGTGTTCACTTTAATATTACCATTTTTATCATAACAACTATTAACAAGAATCTGGTCACATAATACTTCAACTGCTTCAAAGTTAATATAATCAACAAATTTGACAGCAGTCTTTAAGTAGGATTCCTTTGCTGTTGTCGTACTAAACTTAGTATATCTATTTACAAAATCTCTAACATCAATTTCAATTGTATTTCTGTTTTCCATGTTATTTCTCCTTTTCAATCAAAAAAATAGAAGAGTAGTTTTACCCTTCTTAAATCCATTTATTTATATATGCTCGTCCAATATTTATAGCATCAGCTTCATTATCATCTACATCTTTATTATATATGTCTTTTATTATTTTAATTGAAGCTGCTTTACAATCATCTCTTTTACGAGCAGTAATTCCAACTAATTTTCTCCATTCAGATGGAGTATATTCTACATAAAATATATTAAATTCCCCAGTCTGAAAATTCATTGGAGTATTCATATTCAATTGTACACAATATGCCCATATACCACCAATTAATTTAACCAGTGTATTAATTGTAGACATATTTTGCCTTTTACCAGAACCTACAATATCTTTTTCTATAACTAAAATATCTGGTTCATATTTATCTATATGTTGGATTATATCTATATACATTAATAATAATCTGTCTTCAGTCTCTTTTACATGAGACCAATCTAATACACCAGATTCTTTATATATACCATTTCCAAATATAGCCCATCCTGTCTTTGTAGAACTCGTATCTAAAGATAGAAGAATAGTTTCTTTATTATGTTTACCATATTCATTATTCATACGGTATTCTCCTCTAATGCATAATTAAGCCAAAGTTTATATGCATCTTGTGTTTCTTCTTTTAAAAACACCATAACGAGTACCGATTCTTCTTTTTTATTTACACTGGTATATATATCTATAGGATATATTTTATTACTTATATATAATTTGGCTTGCTTCATGTTAACTAATCTAACAACCTCATTTGCATTATATGGTCTAGGTTTTAGATTTGATTGAATATAATCTATATCTTTCATCCCTTTCCTCCTTTATAAAAATACAAAAAAAGGGCATAACTCGCGAACAGTGAGTTACACCCTAGTATTTCATTTTTAAAAATCACTGTTCAATTAATACAATAAATACGAATTACTTGCCATGCTTATGAGCAATGGTTTTAGGATATACCTTCTTTGATTCTGATTGAAGATTGGATTTAAAACTGGATATAGTATCATTTGCCATATCTTTTACAATATCTTTTTTTATTTCTTCGTCTTCAATTTTATCTTCAGAGTTTTCTTCGTCCTTATCTTCAGAATCAATTTCTTCCATAATTTCATTATAAGCTTTTCCGTAGCTTCCTTTGTATTGCATATGTCTAGAAGTATCCTTAGAGCTAATTATTTTTTTAACTTCTTTCTTAGAAATTTTATTATAAATATAATCTGTCAATAAAGAAGTTATATCTTTACAATCTTCACTACAATAACTAAACATCCATACAGGCTTATCTTGAAAAACGCTGCATGTATTACAATATTCATATTTTTTGCCACATAAAATGCAGCTCCTTGCATATCTCGCCATATCTGTTTGTCTCCTTTATGTATATTTTTTAAGAAAAAATATGGTGCGTTTTGAGGCGCACCATACCTAAATTTAGATTAAGCTATAATTAATCCTCTTCATCTTCTGTAGCATAGTAAACCTGATACAGAGTTTTATCAACAGAACAGTAATCTGTCTGAAGATCACCAGTAAAGTCGATAGAAGTATCGTCACCACCAAGAGCAATAGTTGTTTCAGGACTAGGCTGGAAAGAAGGAAGCACAATATACACAGCTCTAAGTGTATCTGCTTCACAAGGATCTACACAAAGACCTTTCATTGTAAGTCTTACTGTCTTAGGGAACTTATCCGCAGAGTTCAGAATATAAGTACCTTCAGTTACATTCCTATCAAACTTAACAACAAACTGCTCTTCAGCTGCATCTGTAGGAGCGGTCAGTTTTGTTCCAGAAAGACCAAAAGCTGTAGTAGAAGCAGTAGCATCCTGTGTATAAGCCTTACCCATAGCACCGTTTGTACCAAGAGCATTAACGGTCAGTCTTGCACCAGCGACATAACCAGAACCAAGGTCAATTGTTTCACCTCTCTTAACAGTGATAATCTTAGGCATAAGAATAGGAGCTTCAGCAGAAGCCATCTGTGCATCATTACCAGACTGAGCTGCCAGAACGTTAAGGTTCAGCATTGCATTAGTTGCAGTAAATGTACCAGTTTTAGCTCTCCAGAATCTCTTAATCAGAGTACCATCTTTATCAGTTGTATCTTTAGACTCAGCGGAAATTTCAATAGAAGCATCAGAAAGCTGAGTCAGAACATACAGAGGTGTTCCATCGAACTTTTCAGCCATAGCCATTTGGATTCTATCAATAATCAAATCACCTAATTTAAAAGCCATGATAGCATTCTCCTTTCAATAATTATTTTTTATTTGCTGGTTTTATATCTCTCATGAAATCGAATTCTTCTTTATCAATTCCTTTTGTATCAATAAAACCACTATACATTCCTTTAAGCAGAGCAGTGGTAGATTCATAAATTTGAAGACGTTGGACATCTCTCATAAATTCATAAATTCCAACTTCTCTTAATTCATTTTTTTTATATTTAAAGCCGGGATGACAACAACAAGATTCAATTAATGGAAGAAAAGTAGAAGTAGTATCTTCTTTTTTAGCATTAGCTAAATTCATTCTATCTTCTTCAATAATCCATTTTTTAGTTGTTTTCCCTTTGGCTTTTTCAACTTTAGGAAAGATATTAAACATCGTTCTTATATAAAGAGCGATGTTTTTATATATATCTTCATTTATTTCAATGTCTAATTCAGGATTCCAAAGAATCATTTCCTGTTTAGGTTGTGACTCTTCTTTATTTTCAGATTCATCTTCATTTGGAATCTGCTTCATATAAGCATCAAATGAAGACAAATCTAAATCCCCAAATAATATTTCTGTATTTTCAACTTTTAAAGTTTTAATCAATAATGAAAATAATTGAAAATCGGATATCTCATTCCAATCAATTCCCATGTCCCATAATAATAATCTATAAGATGTTGTATTTCCTATGAATACATTAAGCATTGACCAGAATTCAGATTCTCCAAATTTTTTATCATATTCTAATATTCCACCAATAGTAGGTTGATATACAAGAATTTTATCTGAGACTTGATATGGGTCACCAAAATATAACTGTAATAAACTAATATCAGAATTTGAAGGTGTCATATTTATTATTCCTACCCATATGTTTATTAACAAGATTAGGAGTTTTAATTAAAAATCTCATTCTTCTACTATAATAATCAGCATCCAGTATATAAGGTCTATCTTCTTCAAGAACCACTTGGAATCCTAAAGCATTAGTCCAACATAACAAATCTCTGACTATATAGCCCAATAAATCAGTTCTTACAATTCCATATTCTGTTTCCATATCATCCTCATGAACAACACACATAACTTCAATGTATTGTTTTTTAATAGTGTCGTTATAATAATCAGCACCATCATCTCTTATATCAAACATAACAAAATTTAAAACTTCTTTTTGCAAACCGTTAAGTTTTAAAAAAGGAACAATCTGTTCATGTTTGATTTTTTCATTGTATTCAATTATTTCCTGTCTTTTTTTTAATTCTTCTTCAGTTGGATTATCTACATCTGAATATTCATTCAATGGCTTAGGTTCTAAAACACCAAGCACATCTTTTAAATCTGGGTCTTCATTAAACATTTTTAATAGTTTATCTTTTTTATATATTATGTCATTGTTATTTCTATCATCTAAGTCCCTAGAAATTCCTTTTATATCCCTTTTCATTTCTGAACCTCCAACTCAATAGAAGATGCATAATCACCATTCGAGTCTTGAACGGATAGAACAAACTTTTCACCCACTAACTTATTAGTTTTAGCAGGTTTAATAGAAATAGTAGATTTATCTATTTGACGCATTACAATTAAATCACATAAGTGTTTAATTTCTTCTTCTGATAATTCAGAAGTGCCATTATAATCAATACGCCATTCTGCATTTAAATCTTGAAGTTTACCTTTTAAGAAAAACTCAACATTAAAATAAGAAGTTTTTGCTATATGTAATATCTTGTCCTGCGCACGATTTCGTTGTAATACACCATCTTCATCAATAATAGCAGACCACAAATAACTTCTTGCGGTATCATCTACATGAGATTCTTGTTTGGTAACAACTTCACCAGAACCGTTATAATAATTACAAAGCATTAATTCTACATTATCTTTAGTTTCATCTAATTCATCTTGTTTTAAAGTTAACTTAATAATTCCTTGAGGTATTAAATCTTGAACTTTCGTAACAGAATAAACTTTTGGGTCAAGCATATTATGCGTAAGCATGAATCTATGCTCATGTTGAAGATAACGAGTATCACAAAGATTATAATCAGACAATTTATCTCCATATAAAAGACGGGTATCTGGTAACCATGCATTTGTAATATTATCCAAAGCCGTTGAATAATCCGCAGTCCAAACACCACTCGTATAACTATTAGCATTTCTAATTGCTGACCACACATTTAATATTTTATTTTCACCATTCACTCTTGCTACCCATCTTAAATTCCAATTGCATTTAATAATATTATATCTGACAAACTCATTAGCATCATTTCTGCCAACTATCATCCATAATTTATTAACATCAAAATTTTCATCTTTAAAAGGGTCAGCTGGTTCATAATCTTCAAACCCAATTTCATAATCCTCATCATTAGGAATAAATACATATGTCCCAACGGGATAATGAATACGAGGTCTAAACTGAAGATAATAATCAACCGCATCTTTTAAAATTGATGGAGTAGCATGTTTAGAATATTTTGCATCTTCATAAATCCATCCTTCTTCTTTATCTAATATATATACTC